ATAACTGGTATATACTTTAAGTATTCCGGGAATCAACCGGTGCTTCTGACAGTCCCGGCTGACGACATGCAGACAGAGCACCCCATCACTCGCATGTGAGGAATTCAAAAATGGCTAAGACCACATTCGCTGGCACAGTACGTTCGTTATCAGGCTTTATTAGCTCAGGCGTTAACAACCAAGTTACCCTAACCGCAGGCCAAACTTTGGCGGTCGAAAGTAGCACAAACTATACTACAGGCGTAACTGTTGTTGGTAATTCAGGCAAAATGAACCTAACAGGCTTTGACCTTGCGGGCGGAGCAAGCACTTTAACTCTTCCACTTGTTAAAGACGCAACTCCTGCGGACCCTACCAGTCCCAATCAAGACAATAACTTTGGCGCAGTGATCAAGGTGTATCTAGCTAATACCTTAGCCAATGACCTTGTTATTAGCTGCCAAGGTGACGATAAACTTACTGGCACAGCTCTAATTATGGGCGCGGCAGGTGCGGTTACAGGCTTCACTACCAATGCTGCTTTCAGTGATGTAAATGTCACATTAAACGGCAGCACAAAAGGTGGAATAGTTGACACGGTTGTCACGTTTACTTCTGTGGCCGAAGACAGATGGTTTGTCGAGATGGTAGGCGTAGGCTCTGGTACAACTGTAACGCCTTTTAGCTAAAGTTTAATTTAATCAAAGACTTAGGAGACTATTATGTCTGATAAAATATTTGGTATTCCCGTAGATGGAGCAGAAGCTCCTGTAGAAGAAGTGGTAGCGGAAGAAGTTGCAGAAGAAGTTGCAGAAGAAGAAGCTGAAGCTTAGTTTTATTAAAAGGATAAAAACTTATGTCAGGTTCTGATACTTTAAGCACACGAGTGACTGGAACGGGTTCTCTTGCTGTTGGTCCTGCGCGTATACGAGGATTCCAAGTAACCACGGGTGCCGGGGCGGGAAGGCTCACCATAACGCAAGGAAATGGTGGCGCTACGGCCATAGACATAGATTTCGGGGCAAGCACCTCTGATTCGGTTTTTATACCGGATGAGGGCGTAAGAGTGTCCGATATATATGTCTCGGCTTTAACGAATATAACTGCTGTAACTATATTCTATAATTAACTCGGGGGTTTTATGGCCACTACAACGGCTGTTAAAAGAACACCTTCTGGTAGAGTTTCTTATAGAGGAGAGTCTTTCTCAGGTTATAACAAGCCTAAAAGAACGTCTGGCGGTAGCAAAAAGTTTGCAGTTTTAGCCAAGAAAGGCAGTGACGTTAAATTAGTGCGATTTGGTGATCCGAATATGACGATCAAAAAATCTATCCCCGCTAGACGCGCTAGTTTTAGAGCCAGGCATAAATGTGAAACGGCTAAAGATAAGTTTTCAGCAAGATATTGGAGCTGTAAAAAGTGGTAGCAAAAAGAGGTTTATACGCCAACATCGCGGCTAAAAAAGCACGTATAGCAGCAGGCTCAGGTGAAAAAATGCGAAAAGTAGGGGCAAAAGGCGCACCTACCGCCGCCGCTTTTAAAAAGTCTGCTAAAACCGCCAGGCCTGTAGCAAAGAAAGCAGGCGGGGTAATTAAAAAACGTAAGTAAGGAGAAATTTATGGGTGATACTACATACGCCAGTCCTCGTAAGATGGAAGCAATGAAAGGCATGAACCGTGGTGGCAATGGAGTAAGGAATGCCAACGGTGGTGCTAAAGTACGTAAAATGAATAGAGGCGGTTGCGCAGTTAAAATGGGCAATGGCGGATACGCAAGAAAATAAATAAAGTCTGCTGGGAAATAGAACATGGCGGTTTCAGGGACAACAGATTTTGAGTTAGACGTCACCGAATATATTGAGGAGGCGTTTGAACGTTGCGGGAAAGAAGTCCGCACAGGGTTTGATATTCGAACAGCCAAACGTTCTCTCAATCTTTTGTTTGCGGATTGGGCTAACCGTGGTTTAAATCAATGGACTATTGTACAAACTACTGTTAACTGCGTTCAGGGCCAGGGTGAATATCCTCTTAACGCGGACACCATAGACATATTATCTGTAGTGGTGCGACGTGATAACCAAGATTACGGAATTCAACGTTTAAGCCGTGACACCTTTCTTAATATTCCTAATAAGACTCAACAATCTAGGTCCTCTCAATGGTTTCTAGATAGGCTTATTACGCCTGTTTTAAAAGTGTGGCCTGTTCCAATTAACAGTACAGATCAACTTATTTTTAACAGGCTGGTCCGTATTGATGATGCCGACAGTCCTACAAATACTATACAAATACCGTTTCGCTTCTACCCTGCATTAGCGGCTGGATTAGCTTATTACATAGCTATAAAGAAAGCTCCGGACCGTATTCAATTATTAAAGACATTGTATGAAGAAGAAATGCAACGAGCCATAGACGAAGATCGGGATAGAGCTTCGTTTAGCGTAGTTCCAAGCCTAGCTTATTCTAGGAATCTTTGATGGGTAAGTTTGCGGTAGGTAAAAACGCTTGGGGAATTTCTGATCGGTCTGGCTTTGCCTACCGACTTAACGACATGCGCAAAGAATGGACCGGCAGCCTGGTTGGAAGAGAAGAATACGAATCAAAGCAACCGCAGCTAAATCCTTTTAGAAAGGTGATAGACCCACAAGCTTTGCGTAACGCTAGACCGGACCGAATTGAACCTACTATGGTTTATGTAGGTGTACCTTTAGTTTGGGCTCCTGAGATTGCCCCTGTTACAGCGTTTGGGCAAGTTGGAAACGTTACGGTGACAACAACATGAGTTTTACTTACGATGAACTTAAAACAGCGATACAAAATTATACTCAAAACGAAGAAACTAGCTTTGTAAGTAATTTACCTCTTTTTATACGTATTGCAGAAGAAAGGATCTTAAAAAACGTACAATTGACGCTTTTTAGGAAAAATGCTACGGCAGCAATGACCATAAATAACCAGTATTTAGCGGCCCCTAGTGATTTTTTAGCGCCGTTTTCGTTATCTTTTACAGACGCTGCTAACGATAAATACTTCCTTGAATACAAGGATGTTAATTTTATACAAGAGTTTAATCCGGACGCTACTACGGTAGGGGCTCCCAGGTATTATGCTTTTTTTGACATAAGTAATTTTATCATAGGCCCTACTCCAGATGGGTCATATGCAGTAGAACTGCACTACTTTTACCGACCTGTGAGTTTAACGGCAGGGGCTGGTGCGGGTACGTCGTGGTTAAGTATAAATGCAGAAGTAGCTCTGTTGTATGGGTGTTTAATTGAAGCTTACACTTATATGAAAGGTGAATCCGATGTTATGCAGGAATACGAGAAACGCTTTATGGAAGCAATCGTATCCCTTAAAAACTTTGGTGAAGCAAAAGAAGTTACGGATGCGTATAGAACCGGCCTTATCATAAGAGATAAAGCTTAATTGGCTTACATTATTAGAAAGATATAGGAGACGCCTTTATGGCTATTTCACAAGCTATGGCTACATCGTTCAAAGTTCAAATCCTTGGCGGAGACTTTGATTTTAGTTCAGGTACATCACAAGCGTTTTATATTGCGCTATACACTAGTTCCGCTACATTAGGTGCAACTACCACTGCGTATAGTGCGTCTAATGAAGTTTCAGGGACAGGTTATGTGGCGGGCGGAAAAGTAGTTGCAATAAGCACAAATGCAACTTCTACCGGAACAACTGCGTGGCTAGATTTAGCCAACGTTACCTGGGGAACTTCCACAATTACGGCCAGAGGATGCCTTATTTATCTAAATAATGCAGGCACTAATCCTGCGATTGCGGTTTTGGACTTTGGTGCGGATAAGACTTCAACGGCTGGCGATTTTACTATTGTTATGCCTGCGGCTGATTCCAGTAATGCGATCATTCGGATTGCTTAGTAAGTGGCTGATGGTTGGGGTCGTAACACTTGGAGTTCAGGCTCTTGGGGTGAAGGCGTTGATGCAACCGTCCGGTTGGGGGGTTGGGGTCGCGCTGCGTGGGGCAGAGGAGGCTGGGGGGAATCTTTAAGTTTTGAAGCTGTAGGTTCGGTTGGCTCTGTCACTATATCTGCCGGGGCTATTGTTAACGTCACCGGAGTTACAGGAACTACCGTACTCGGTAACGTAGATGCGACAGGTGATGCGGATAACGTCACAGTATTGGGCAATGCGGCCACCGGCACTTTAGGTGCGGTAACTGTAACGGCAGCAGCCACAGCGGTTGTAACGGGTGTTACGGGCACAACTGCCCTAGGTAACGCTAACGTACAACAAGGCACAGGCGCTTTCCCAGCAGGGGTTGTAGGGACTTCTCAGCTAGGCGTTGTGACCGTAACAGGCACTTCGGTTGTCTCTCCCGCAGGATTAGCCGCAAATTCGGCGCTGGGTAATGTAACGGTACTGCTAGAACAAAATGTTAATGTAACAGGCGTCCAAGGAACGGGCGTTTTAGGACTGAGCACGCAAATAATAGATGTTTTAGTCCCCGTTACCGGAGTTAGTGGCCTCGGAGAAGTAGGCGGTGTCACAGTTTGGAGCAGATTAATACC